GTCATTTTATATAGTCTCCATTCTTAATTTTTTATCTTGTTCATTTACTATCAATTGAATTTGTTGTGATTCTGTTTTGATAAGCTCTGTTACTGATTCAGCATTATCAATAAATATTGGTGCTGTAACTTTAAAATGTTTTGACAGTGTATTGATGATATCTAAGCCAACATTAATTCTTGAGGCGTTATTTAAACCGCTGTCGTATTCGACGCCGTTAACCGTTGTGGAACATGTTTCTTCTAATTCGCCGTTAACTAAGGTATTGAATAACTTAAATTCAGCAATATCAAATTCGTTATTGATATTTTCAGTAAGCATTTTGACTTTTGTTGTTGTAAATTCTTTTAAGATATAAAGGTCATGTGAATACTTTTCTTTTTCATCCAATAATCTGTCTTCTTCATTTCTTAATTCAGAAATAACATCATCTAGATGTTTATTTGATTTTTCGATTGATCTTGACACTTCAATTTCTGATTTTTCTTGAGTAAGTTCGCTTATTTTGTCATCTATTCCTGAAACTTTATCTTGAATAGTTTTCCTGATGTTAGAGCGTTTTTGATTAATCTCATTTATCTCTAACATTACTGCTTTGTATTCGTCAGTTTGCGTAACGTCAACGTGAGTTATTTTCAACTTATTAATTTTGTTTTGTATTCTTGCTGAACGCTCTTCTGCTTCGTTGATTTTAATTTGTAAATTATTGTTGTCATCCTCTAATTTCTCGATAATTGGCTTTATTTTCTTGCCCTCTGAAATAATGTGATTGATAGATGTTTGTATTGTTTCTAATTCTTTCGATTTGTTTGCATTGAATTTCTGCAATGCTTTTTCTCTTACCTCACTCACTTGTTCAGCTGGTAACTGTTGACCACAACAACTACATACATTGTCATCAAGATATTCAAATTTTTGATTTTTAGCTTTTTCTAAATCACTTTTTAATCCTTTATGATTTTCTAATAATTGATTACGTCGATTTTCTTCATGTGTAATTTGTTGTTTGTTTTGCTTTAATCTTGTTTTAAGATTCGCAACCGTTCCATTTTCAACGTGTAGCTCATTTGTTAAAGCATGTATTTTGTTCTCATTACTGGCGCTATTATTAGCTTCTATGCGCTTCAATTCTGATTGTTTATCAGCTAATTGGTTACGCAAATTAATTTCTTCTGCACCGTTTTGAATATCTATACGCTCATTTTCAAGTTGCTCAATTTCTTGTTTTATGATTGTGTGTCTATCATTATCGAATTCCGGTACATCCTGCTTATTTTGTTGCGTTTGGTTAATACGTATCGGAATATCTTTGATATCTTTGTTAATCTGTTTTATCTTGTCTGTAAGAATCTTTTTCTTTGTTTCAATTTCGTGATCTCCAAGAATATTATTTAGTTCTTTAAAATCATCATTTGTTTTAATGACATCCTCATCATTGATTGGTTTAGCGATTTCAAACAACAAACTTCTTCGTTTCTTCCAATCTAGTAAGTTAAATGCTTGAGGGTTCGTAATTAACTTGAATACATCTTCATCAATCAGTTCATCAATACGAGCTTTATAATCCTTTACTTTTATTGATTCATCATTGATATATTGTTTCTTCGTTCGACTTCGTGAGTATTCCTTGCGATTCGTTTTTTGATTTATTGTGTATTTAGGATGTGACTCTTTTTTAAAAGTCGTAATTTTTCCGTCGATTTCAAATTCTGCGAAAACAGTCGGAATTAACTCATAATTTTCTTCGTTTTTTTCGTTTAAAGGTACAGGGTTAAATGATTTGGTTGAACCGTCTAAACCCTTATCGAAAAGCAGCCATTGTAATGCGGTTGCTGTTGTAGTCTTGCCAGTCGCATTATTGCCGTATATTTTTGCATCTTTACCGTCAAAGTTAAATTTTTCTTCTTTGATTCCAGCAAAGTTCGATATAGTTAACTTATTTATTTTCATATCTTTCCTCATGCTCCTTTTTTAATCTTCCGATGACCTCTTAGCACCTCGATAATTAAATTTTTTATTCGTTCATGGCTGTCTGGATTGATTTCATGTATCTGCACAAGCTTATTGTTTGTTTTGTAACTGTCGTGATAGTGCAAGAAATTAATCGATAAGTATCCGTGATGATTACGTTCAATTTCCAATAATGCTCGTTGGTTTGACAAAGTATATTCGTCGAATAACGTCTTAAAAATATTCAATATATTTCTTTCTGTATCTCTCATGCTTATACCTACCATTTCATGACTAAGTTAATTAGTCTGTCCTGTTCATCTGTGTTATTTTCAATCCATTCGTAAATACTTTGTTTCAAAATATCTAAAGCTGTGTATAGATCGTTCTCGTCAGAAACTAGTAGCCCGTCAATTGAATTTCCTTCATGATCTAAAACGACTATTTCGACACTATATGCTCGCTTCTTAACTCTTAATTGAAAATCAAAGCCATCTACATTAAATATTTTTCGACATACGTCACCCGTTTTGTAATACATTGTTTTAGTCCTCCTTGTCGTCATCTATACCGAGAATTTTTTGTGATTTACACATTTGGAGAACATTGACAATATCTTTATAACTCTTAGTGCTATCCAATAAGTAAGCAAGATCAAAAGTATGACCAATCACAGAACTTGAACCTGCTAAATAATCTCCGTCGATAACTCCTATTGATGAGAAAAGCAAAATATCAAATTTACTTTCTCCCTTAATTTCTTTCGCTAATTCATACAATTCTGCCGTTTTTTCAGATAATAAGTCTTTTATTTCTTCCTGCGTCATGTCTTTATAATTTTTAGTCATGGTTGACTTCCTCCGTTTTTCGTTTTATATTTAACTTGAATTTTATTTCTTAAATGTTTGTTACTGTTACTTGTTGGCGCAAGTAGCAGTTTTTTTATTCTTCATAAAAGTATTCCTTATAGAATATGAATGTTGCGATACTTGCGAATCCTGCAATTGACCATGCTGTAGTGAAGTATAGAAACGGCATAAGTACAATCGCTAAGACTGTGAAGCATAGTACTGCTACTAGGTAGCTTTTATAAGTTTTACTCATTTGTTGTGCCCTCCTTTGTAAATCTCATTAAAATGTTCATCTACAAACTTATGCATCCTTCTTGCGTTAAACCTCCAACGATTAAAATTCTCATCAGGATAATGTACGATACCTTGTGCTCTTAACTCTTTTTCGAGTCTAGGGTGAAATAATAACCTGTCTTTGATTGTTTCATCAGATGCAATTTTTAATTTCTTCTTTAAGTCGCTCATGTTCCATACAGGGTCTAATGAGTAAGCTATTAACTCTTCATATTCATCTTTTGTGATAAGCACGTGTGTTTCAGGTATTGGAACTGTTACGTTTAAAATATGTGGCATTTCTATCTTTCCTTTCGTGTATAATGTTGTTATCAACCTAAGGTAGTGATAAGTATGAAATTAGATCATGATTGTGTTAGACATCTTTTGTTAGAAATTGAAACTAATAAAAAGATTGGTGAACCGCTCACCGAATACAATTTCAAAGATAATGTTGTATTTGGAAAATATGATTTTGAAACTGTAATGTATGCATTATTAAAACTGGAAGAAGCAAAGTATGTTAGTGTTAAATTCGGTTGGGAAGATGGACATATTTATGGTTATACAATTAACGATATAACTTGGTCAGGGCATGAATTTTTAGATAATATCCGAGACAATCACACTTGGAAAGAAGTTAAAAAAGTCGCAAACAAAACCACTAGTATGTCCGTAACATTGCTAAGCAAATTAGCTTTTAATTATCTAACACAAAAATTTAATCTAACTTAAATTCTTTTCCATCTATTAATCCATAAAAGTTATTTTTTAAATGCGGATGTCTTTCAAGCGTCATTTCAATAAAACGCTGGTCTATCATTAAGTCGTAGCCATCGTTGTATTGAATATTAACGGGTCGTCTATTACCTTCTTCGTCATAGTAGTAATAGATGACTTTTTTGTTTTGAGCTTGCATTGTTCGTTCCTCCTATTAAGTTGTTTGTTTTTCTCCTAAAAACTTATTAACAAAGTATTGTTGTCCTTTGCCTGTTACTTTTGGCGTCTTACTAATTGATGTGTGACCGTCCGAATGTGTGATTGATGTTTCTTTAATTTCGAATAACTCACGTTCCATTGAATACTGTGTAGGCATGTTATAATCCACACCCTTGCGTTTAATAAGGAATCCGTTTTGACGTAACCACTCAAACAATCTGCGTTGCCCGATGTTTATACCGTTTTGTTTAATGATCTTTGCTAACTCTCCAACTAAAATTGATGTCTTAGTAGTAGCTACTGCATCTGCAAATACAATTTTTGGTTTATCACGTTCAATCTTTGTTTCTAATTGATTGATTGTGTTGTTAGCAATTTTTAAAGCACGTTGCATAATCATTTCTGGACTGTTCCATGCTTTCTCTACTTGGATGAAATACTCTCTAAAATCAAAACCTTTTTCTGTACCTGACATCATCGCAACATGTTTAGCTACATCAAGTGTTAAAGCATAATCTTCTAGTTGTCTTACAGCTCCGTTATTAACAACCGTACTTGTAAGTACACTTGTAAAATCCCTATTTTCTTTGAAATGCTTCAAGTTAATTTCTGCCCAAGCGCTAAAACGCTTTTTAACTTCCAAAGCTTTATATAACTCTCTTGCACTTATTGCGATTTCTCCATTTTCTTTTTCTTGTATGTTGAACATTTCGCCGATGTTCGATTTTGTTTTTAATGCTTGCATATTGTTTATGCTCCTTTCGTGTATAATGTTGTTATCAACCTAAGGAGGTGATAAGTATGAAACTTCTAGTTACTTTAAAGGATGGTTCAAAAAAACATGTTTCGGATTTAAAGAAAATTGTTTTTCCAGGATATGAAGGAATTGAAACTGTTACAAAAGAGGAAATCGAAACATTTTTTCTAGACCCTACTAAAACTTATGTGTTTGTTGGATCTCAAACTCTAAGTGTGGAGGCAGGGCAAATCCTTACCGTTGAATTTAGCTAACCTTTTTCAACAACTCTGCAACTGCTCGCAACAGTTCAGGGTTGTTGTTTCTTTCTAAACAGTAACTAGCATGCTTGAGTAATTTGAGTTTTAATTTATTTTTTTCTTTCGCAATTCTAAATTTTTGTAACATTTGTTGTTCCTCCTTTATTCGAAATCATCGATAGTTAATTCTGAAACTCTCTTTTCATAGATGTATAAATAATAGTTTTTGATTTCTCGATAAACTTTTGCTGCTAGGTTGTATTCACTTTCACTCAAGTCTGAATTAAGTGTCACTCCAAAAATTGATAATGTTAATTTTCTAATATGGTCATGAACATCTTGTACATAAGCTTTTTGATGAATTGATTCGAAGCCATGCTGATACTTTTTTAGCGGAATCGGATGATTGAGCTTCCTCAATCTTCCTAGCGACAAATCTTTTGCGAAATTGAGTTTTTTATTGATTTCTTCTAAATCGTCATTATTGATTCTTACTTTACTGAAAATTGCACCTGAGCTGATTGGTTTCTCGCCTTTTATAGCATTTCTAACTTCTTTCGCTATAATTTCTTTCAACTCTTCTTTGGTTAATGTGATTTGTTCCATAGTTTCCTCCTGTTACGACATTTGTACAGGTTTCTGTACATTTTGTTCAAAAAAATATCTACCTACTTTTGTTGGTGGGATTTCTAATAATTCACAGATTCGTTTTATTTCCCATTGTGTAAATAAATTTTTTCCTTGCAACTTGTGATTAATAGATGTCCTTGAAATAGGGATTGCGTTCGCTAAAGAACTTTGGCTATATCTATACTCTGCCATTCTTTCGTACAGCAAACTATAATCGAAATTGTATATCATAAACTCACCTCCCTTCTTGTTCGGTTTTCTGTACAAATCAATTAAAACACCTTTGTTTAAATAAGTCAACACATAAAATACATTTTTCTGTACAATATTTGTTAAAAATTATTGATAATCGTCATTGTACGTAGTATTATGTTCTTAGGAGGTGTTCAGAAATATGAACAGTTTTAAGGATAGATTAAAGCAAATTATGTCTGAACGGAAGATATCTCAATCAGAGCTATCAAGAAGGACTGGTATTGGTAGAAACTCAATTAGCGATTATTTAAACGGAAAATATGAAGCGAAACAAGACAAAGTCTTTGAACTAGCAAAGGCTTTAAACGTTAACGAAGCGTGGCTTATGGGGTTTGATATTTCTAAGAATAGAAAAATTGAAAATAACGACATCACTTCCATATACAGTAAACTCACGCCTCCAAGACAAAGCAATGTACTAAAATATGCGACTAATCAATTAGAAGAACAAAATAATGACAGTGATAATCTGGTAGATTTCAATTCTTACATTCAAGAAAAATCCGAAGTGGATATATATGGTTGTGCGTCAGCTGGTATTGGCGAAAGATTATATAACGAGCCTATTTCAAAAGAATTCGTAAGAGGTTATGTCCCCGCACATGATATAGCTTTAAAAGTAAATGGAGACTCAATGGAGCCGTTATTTAAAAACGGACAAATTATATTCATTGAAAAATCTCACACTATCAAAGATGGACAAATAGGCGTCTTTATTATAAATGGAGATGCTTACGTAAAGAAAGTTTATGTAGAAGATAATAGATTAACGTTGGTTTCTTTAAATAAAAAGTATAAAGATTTATATTTTTATGATAACGAAAGTGTGAGGTTAGTTGGAAAAGTTATTTTATAGGAGGTAGTAAAATGAAACCTAGAAAGCAAGATGAAAAAATATTATCAGATCAATACAGTTACTTTGAACCAATAATCAGCGACAGTTGCGACATAAAATTCGACGAAAACAAGAGGAGAATGGGTTCTATATTCATTTCACATGAAGAGATTTGTTTTATAAGGAAAGAAGAAGATTATATATTCAAAATCTCATTATCAGAGGTGATAGATTATAACACTGTTGTTACTATTTGGAAAAACCAAGCTTTTTTAACATTAAACGATAATAGAAAATTAACAGTTTATTTCGTAACAAACTCTCCTTTAACAGGATTCATCTCAATTTTAAAAACTTATATGCAATTATCTAAGAATAAGGAAACAATTATCTCGAATGATTGTCTACCTATTAATGATGATGAACAAACTAAAGTTGAAATTTTCGACGTCGTAGGATTAAATTATGAAGGTCGTAGAAAAGAATTAAAGAAACTTATCAAGAAAATGAAAAATAACGACGATTTCTTTTTCTTATATAGTGATTTGAAAGGAAATGAACTTAAAGAAGAATTACTTTATGAAGACAAGGTGTATGAAATTTCTGATTACGAGGTTATTCCTGGTGTATTCTTACAAAAAGAACCGGATAATCCTTATGATGAAAACGCGATAAAAGTTATGATTTCAAATGAATACTCTGAATTTCACGTTGGATATGTACCTAGAGAGTATGCTTCAAGATTAGTCAATCATATGGACAACATCGTTTCTTGTAACGCATATATTAATGGTGGTAAGTATAAAACTTTAGATTATTTAGAAGAGAAAATCGTTACTAAAGAATCAGACTATGGATTACGAGTACATTTAGAATACAAAGTTTGAGATAGGTAAAGATTGTATTTTTATAAGTAATTACTATAAATAATAGAAAATTCATTTCACAGGAGGGTTTAACATGGATTTTAAAGAAGTTGACATTAACATTGAAGAGTGGGAAATGGTTGAAATCCCCTTTTATACAGAAGAAGAACTGACTTATAGATTGAACAATGGTTTACCTATAACTAAAAGTGAACTTGAAGAACAGGAGTCGAAAAAATGAGTACTTATAAAGAAATTGAACACTTACACATCAATACTGGTGGTAAAGAGCTTACTCAAGAGCAAATAGAAGAGGCTAAAGCTTTTATAGACAGTCAAGAATTTAAAGATATGATTCGAGAAGCTAAAGAATCACATCAAAGAGTTATGGAGTCTAAAATCACTGATAGAACTAAATTGTGATTAACAGCGCCTGTGTGGCGCTTTAATATAAAAGACGTCTATTTCAGCAGTGTTTGAAAGGAAGTTTATAATGAAAATAACTAATTGCAAAATAAAAAGAGAAACTATAGTATATGAAGTTTTAACTAGTGGTAATCAACCATTCACTTATGAGTTACCTAAAGATTTATCGTCACATAATGCGCGTAAATACT